GCTGTTACGCAAGGTATTAAGGGGGGTGCTGAAATTAGCGCAAGTCAAAGAGAGGAGTTTATGGTAAAAATGAATTCTGATAAAATGATTGCTAATTTAAAAGCTGATTCTAAAGATGCAGTAGTTGTTGCAGAATCTGGAGTTGTTGTTCCAGAGGCTGATGCAAATGCTAAAGAGGTGGAAGCAGCGTTTAATTTTAAATTGTAAAACTTTAAATAAATAAATATGTACGGAATTAACGCTACACAAAGAAACGCTACTAGAAATCAAAGTACAGTAGATTATTCTTTAGAAAATTTATTTTTGTTTGGGAATCGTTATCAAACGGCTACATTCAAAAATGACACAGGAGCTGAGGCTACTTTTAAAAGTGGTTTCTTAGTATTAAGAGATACTTCTGCGCCTGCAAATATTATTCCTGCGATTGCTGGATCGACTTTAGCAAATGTAATCGGAGTATTAAAATTAGACAGTGATACTACTTTAGCTGATGCGGGTACTACACCAGCTAATTATTGTATAGGTGGAGATATTGATGTTAATTTACTTCAATTACCTGCTACTGTTACATTAGATACAGTTGTAGGAACAACTGGTAAATGTTTAAGAGATTTTTTAACTGATTTAGGCTTCGTTTTAAAGAACGTTGTTGAAAATTCAAAATTCGATAATTAATTATGGCTATTTCATTATTAGAGCATAGTAACTTACTAACTTCAAAGGTTGTTGGTAAATTTGAGGAGGTTATTCCTGTAAGAGCTGGTTTCGGTGGTTTCTTTCCAGAAGAAACTACGCCAAGTTTAGAGGTAGATGTAGAGGTTCAACGTGATAACGATTTAATCGCTGTTGATGTTCAAAGATTTACAGAGGGTAATCCTGGGAAGACTTCAAAAATAACAGAACATAAATACATACCGCCTTTTTATAAGCAAGAGTATTATTTTCATACTGATTCTGTTTACATAAACACAATTGCACAAGGTGTAATGACAAATCCTAACATCAATCGTTTATTAGCACAAAATGCGTTAAAAAACATGACAAAGGAGCGTTTAAAAATAGAGCGTGCAATTCGTAAACAACAAGCTCAAGTTTTACAGACTGGTATTGTAACATTGACAAATGGTGATAATATCGATTATAGACGTAAAGCGGGGTCTATTGTAGATATATCTGGTGGTACTGGATATTGGAGTGTTTCTGCAACTGCTAAGCCTTTAGACGACATTCAAAATGGTTTACGTTTCTTACGTGATGTAGGTAACTCATCATCTGGAGTTGTAAATGTTGTTATGCGTTCAGAGGGTTTAAATGCTATGATGGCAACAACTCAATTTAAAGAAGAGGCTGATTTCAGAAGAGTAGAAAGAGTAAATATTTCTATGCCACAATTCGATGAGGCTACTGGATTGGCTTTTCATGGTCAATTAGGAGCAGGTGATTTTGTTGTTAATCTTTGGACGTATAATGAAAAATATACTGATGCTAATGGAGCAACACAATATTATTTAGATTTAAATAAGGTTGTTATGTTACCTGGTGATTTCCAAGGAAAAACAGTTTTTGGAGGTTTAATGGCTGCTAACGACCTTAATATTGGAGGTGTAACGACTATGGTTCCTTCTGTTGTTGAGGCTAAATACCTAATGCGTTCATTTGCTAATGAAAGAACATTACAGAGTGGTTTAGAAATGACATCTGCACCTATTGTAATTCCTTTTACTATCGATAAGATTTACACAATGCAAGTTTTAGCTTAATTTAATTAATTATGAGAAAATTCAAGGTATTAGTAATAGCTCATCAGTTAAAAAACAAAGTAATTGCAAAGACTAATGATTTAGTTGACGAAAATCAATTACTTGGTAATGCTGATGAATTGGTAAAAGCTGGTTTTGTAGAAGAAGTAAAAGACTCTAAAAAGCCAGTTGAAGAAATTGAAGTTAAAGATGCTAAAGATGTGAAATCTAAAGCAAAAAAATAAGATGTTATGAGTGGTAATTTGTTCCAGTTAGCGAAAAGAGATGCTAAATTCTTTGTAAGTAATGGTGGGTTTGAAGAGGATATTGAGTTAGTTACACCTTCAAAAGATAAGATCTTATCGTTAACTGGATTTGCCACTAAACATCATATTAACTTTGATTCTGATGGAAATCCAATAAACACTAAAAATGTTCATATTTGTATAGATGAATCGGTTTTAGTAGCAAATGGTTATCCTGTTAGAAACGCAAAAGGGGAAATATTTTTAAAAAACCATCAAGTTAGTTTTGCTGATTCAAGCGGAATTGTAAAAACTTACGTGGTTAGGGAGAATTTTCCAGATGAAACTTTAGGATTAATTGTTTGTGTACTTGGCGACTTAAAATTATAAAAATGGCTGTTTTAATTACAGAAAAGATACAACTTCAAAACTTCGAGATTATTAAAGATAAGCTCGGAGTTATTTTGTTTGAAGAGCTTATTAACCAGAAGAGGACACAATGCGCTGAATTTGATTTAGAAGTTTTTATAGAGCGTCAAGAGCCTTACGATGATGCTGAGGATGTAGTTGTTAATATTACAGAAAATAACATATCTTATAGCTCAATTGATAGTAATAGCTCACAAGGTAATATTTCGTTTGATATTGACATTTATGCATCTGGCAATGCTACCATTGATATTGATGGAAACACAAATGTAAGGCGTAAATTAGATATTGTAAAGGGGTGGATACGTTACATTTTAAGCTCTACAAAGTATCAAACTTTAGGTTTTCCAAAAGGTTTTATAGGTGGTACTTATGTTAATTCAATTCAGAATGATAAAAGCTATGGTAGTCAAGATGGTTCTTTTGTAAGGGTTACAACTATTAATTTTACAGTTAGAGCAAGCGAGAATCAGGAAATGTGGGACGGTTTAGGGTTTACGGGAAATGATACCGTTATTAAATTGGATAACGGAACAAAAGGTTATAAATTAATTTTTAATACTTAAAATATGAGTACAATTTCAACTGCTGTCGGAACAGACAGACGTTCAAGAGTTTCAGGATATAAAATCAAAAAAGGTTTTTTTTCAAACGAAACTCAAAATTTACCTCAAATTATTGCGGTATTCGGAGAAGCTAATACGGCTAATCAATCTGGATTAACTGCTGAAAAGAAAGAGGTTACAAGCGCAAAAGAAGCTGCTGAATTATATGGATATGGTTCTCCTATTCATAGAATAATGAGAATTTTGCGCCCTATCAATTCAGATGGAGTTGGTGGTATTCCTACTGTTGTATTTCCACAGGTTTCGGATGTTGGTGCTGTTGCAACAGAGCGAGAATGGACTGTTACAGGAACAGCAACCGCTAACGCTACACATTATGTTGTAATTAATGGTAGAGATTCTATCGACTTTCAAAGTTTAGGTTTTAGTGTTGTATCAGGAGATACTCCTACTGTAATAGCTGGCAAAATTGCTGATGCTGTTAATTCTGTTTTAGGTAGTCCAGTTAGTGCGGTTAGTGCTTTAGGTGTTGTTACTGCTACTTCAAAATGGAAAGGTGCAACTTCTGCTGAAATTAACATTGCTATTGATTTTGGAACAAATGCGGCTGGGGTTTCTTATTCTCAAACATCTAGTACAGATGGAGCAGGTACAGTAAGTTTAGCTGATTCGTTTTCACAATTTGGAGATGATTGGTACACTGCTGTAATTAATCCATATACTGATAAGTTAGATGAGTTTGAGGCGTTTAATGGTTTTCCTGACGATGATGCTCCAACTGGTAGATATTCTGGTTTGATTTTTAAACCTTTCATGGCTTATTTTGGTAGTGTGGAAGATGACAAAGATAATTTAGCATTAATTACTAATGATGCTGGAAGAGTAAATCAAAATACAAATGTTCTTTGTCCTGCTCCAATGTCTTTAGGGTTTACTTTTGAGGCTGCTGCGAATGTAGTTGCTTTATTTGCAAGAATAGCACAAGATGCACCACATTTAGACGTAAATAACAAGTCTTATCCTGATATGCCAGTTCCGTCAAATGGTAATATAGGCGATATGTCAGATTATAATAATCGTGATTTCTTGTTGAAAAAAGGATGTTCGACTGTAATACTTGAGAATGGAGCGTATAAAATACAAGATTTGGTGACTACATACCACCCAGAGGGAGAAGCTCCATTACAGTACAATTATTGTCGTAATTTAAACCTTGATTGGAATGTCTCAGATGCTTATCGTACGCTTGAAACAATAAGATTAAAAGATAAGACTTTAATTTTAGATACTCAGGTTTCAGATGTTGCTGGTGTTATCAAACCAAAAGAATGGAAAGCGGTTGTTTTTGATTTGTTTGAAGACTTAGCTACAAGAGCTTTAATAAATGACCC